CAAAGGTCATCACACAGAAGATAAGGGTAAACTCCCAACAAAAGATTTGCCTTGGTGCTACGTCATGACTCCAACGACTTCTGCTTCTATCAGCGGTGTGGGTCACTCTCCTACCGGTATTGTAGAAAATTCTAAGGTCATTGGATTTTTTATGGATGGTTCTGCAGGTCAGGTTCCTATTGTGTTCGGCACTCTACCACATATTCAACAAAAGAAAGACGCTGAACCTAATGCTCCAGGTTCTGGAGAAACGAAATAATGGCTAAGATTACTGTTAAGAGATTAGCAACTTCTAACAATATGCCAACGATAACTGGTACAGTAGAATACGAACGATTTGATACGTTGGGAAAACCGAAACATACTATTCAGGTGTATGTCAACTACAATAAGTATAAGTTGTTTGACGGCAATTTAGGAATAGACGAAAAAGCTAGTCCTAATATATGGAAACTGCATTTCAGTTCACCGCTGTATCCTGGAACATATGATATTCAAGCGCAAATCGTTGATGTTAATACAAACACAGTTGTAGCATCAGATGATACGTTAGACGAGCTCACTATCACTAATCCACCTGTAGCTACATACGCATCACCTAAATCAAATCCTTTAACGATTCTTGGTAAGGTGGCTCTTGTTGCTGGTCTAATGAATGGTCTACAGAAAGCTTTCGGTGGACAAAATGGTATTGGTGATAATCCGTCTGTGCATCCAGCTCAAGACGACCAGATATCAACAACTGTGTTAGGACGCGGCGCACAAGAAGGTGATACCGATCCTAGAAGAAAAAGTAGAATTGCTGGACAAAAGAAAATGGTTGTGCCGTATCCTGTTCCACGACCTGCGGAATTTAAAAGTACTAAACCATCAGGAGCAGACGCTGCGCTCGCGAAAGCTAAAGAGGCACTTGGCGATAGTAGCGGATTAGACGAAACAGTAGATCCTGGTGATGCATCGTGGAATGATAAGATAGACGAAACAGAAAAAGTTCTAGCAGAAGCTCAGGGTAAAACTGATGCTATGAACGAAACATATAATGCTGCTCTAGAATCAGCTGGAGGCGATGATACTAAGGCTATGCTAGCACTAGAACCAGATTCACAAGCAGGTATAGATACATGGGTCCCTAATCTAAGTTCTGTTAAGGCGGCTGTAGAAAATACTAACGGATAAGGATAGATAATGCCTGAATATAAAGAAGAAGTTCCTGGTGGTAAGAAATCAGAGTATCTTGGTAATCATACGTTTACAACCGAAGCTGGACATATCGTAGAATTTGATAATACGCCTGGTGATTGTAGAATACACATTTATCATTGTTCCGGGACATTCATCGAAATCAAAGACGATGGCGCTATGATTTCGAAAGTCGAAGGTAAAACGCAAGAATTCAATAATAAAGGTCGCGACCAGAATATCAACGGTGATTTCAATATCACCGTTAAGGGTAACGTCAATATGCACGTCACAGGAAATTTCAAGCAAGAAGTGCGCGGTGACTACGAATTAATCACACACGGTGATTATCGTGTTAAGTCTAAGGCTGGTCATTTTCACGAAGTTGGTGGCGATCAGCGTGTTCAGGTGAATGGTGTTACTTCTCATAGAACTTCTAAAGATCGTGACGAAACGACTGGTGGTGTTAAGGTTCAATCTGTCCTATCAGATTATTTTTCAGCTGTTGGTGGGGAATATCAACAGAATATTTCTACAGATGCGTCTATTAGTACCGGCGGACAAATGGCACTTACTTCTGGAGGACAAATTGGGATAGGTGCAGGTGATATTATAGGAATTGCTTCTACTGCTCAGATCCAAATGAAAGCTGCTACCGGAACGTTCATTAGAGACGACTATTATGTCGAAGTTAAGAGTAAGGGAAGCGGAGGCACAATAGTAGCTGCCGAAGGATATAAAGTTGGAATATTTTCTACTGGAAACGATGTTCGCGTTGGAGCAGGCGGTAAATTCTTGACAGAAACCGATGGTGGTACGAAACTTGATACAGCAGGACTTATCTCGCCTGTTGGTAAATTCATCCCAACTTATTCTGGTTAAAGGTATCATATGGCAGACGAAATCTCAACAGCAGAACAATTAAAATTATGCAGTAAAGTTTCTGCTGTGTTCCCTAACGCAATACCGGGACAGATATACACTATCAACGGTTTTCCTGTGATGTATAAAGGCGTCGATAGGATCATTGACCAAATTGATGAGCTGAATAGCAAATTTCCTGGAATGCTTAACGTAGAACACGCTGCTGCAATGTTAAGAGATCCACTAGGATTCACGCCTCCTACATTTCAGATGCACCCAAGCATCACGCATGCGCTCACGGGGAATATTTCTGGTGCATTAGATGGTCCTGTAGGCGCAGCATTGAATGGCGTATTAGCTGGTGCTGGTGTTGCGGGCGGTATTGCAGGATTAGCTGCTGGACCTATAGGGGCGATCGCTGGTGGATTGACAGGAGGACTTGCTGGAGCTATAGGTGGAGCATTAGGTGGCGGTTTGTCTTCGGCTCTTGGTGGACTATCTGCTAATTTCTTGCCCCCAGGCGTAAGCGCAGCTATGAATGAATTCAAAGGTGCTATTAACGGGGTTATGAAACAGCTTCCTATCAAAGGTTCTGGAGCTGCTGACATCGTTAATAAGATAGCAGAAGTTAAGGTTCTAATGAACTTGGGACTAAAAGGTCCCACAGCAATTATATTTGCTGCTATGAAAGGAAACCTCTTATCAGATATTCCTGGATTAGACGCTCTTAAAGATGTAGTGAATCTTCAGAGTCAAGTTTCCGGTATGATGAAAGCTGTTTCCGGTGGTCCTGTTGCGTTTGCAGCTCAAGCAGCAGCTATACATAGTCAGTTCCCCATGATAAATGTTAATGCGCTTGCGTCGAAAATGATAGCAGGAACTGTAGCAAGTTCATTGGGTTCTGCCATGAACGAAGCTATCGGTGGAGCTGCAGGAAATATCGCAGGAGGAATAACTGGGGCTGTTGCCGCAAAAGCACTAGGTGCAGGTGGTGTTGGCGCTATAGCTGCTGGATTAGCGGGTGCAGGATTTGACATTAATTCTATGGTCCCTAACATGAATCTTATGCCTGGAGGTATCATGAAGATGCTTCCTATCCCAGGAAAAATGCCTACTACAGACGCAAAAGACCCACAGAAAACTAATAAGCCACCCGAACCAGTTAAGCCTATTCGTCCTAAGAACCTTTTCGCAGAATCTGCTGCAGGATCTACTCTGTCTGATTTAACTAAACCTATTTCGCAGTTCATGGGTATAATGTCTACGATTGCGCCTATGATGAATATGGTTACAGATAGCGCAGCAAAAACTTCGAGTGGTGTTCAAAAACTAGGACCTAATGCTAATACAGCTAACTGGGGGTCTGGTGGTTATGGATATGATAAGACATTAGCTGCACAGGAAAAGAAAAGGCTTGAGATATCAGCTAAGATCGAAAAGCATACTCAAGAACTTAAAGAAATGGTCGACTATAGCAAACTCACAAAATATAACTATACAGACCTTATCAAGAAGTATCCTGAAATAAAGCCTAATACGACTGTGGCTGAAGCGTTGCATATCATAGATCTAGCAGATAAAGCCGCTGGTACTATGACGGCTTGATACAAATCATATTATAATGGTCACGTTGACATTCGTCAAGACTTTTTTGTGAATAAATAAAGAAAAAGGATACGTATGATAAAGAGACCATTACCAGCTTCGCTTAACAAAGTCGTTAATAGGGACTTCGATTTGCAGTTTCGTGCTCATCCGTCGACTGGTAAGTTGCTGATGAAAAAGGACGACGACACAGTAAAGCAAGCTCTTAAGAATCTAGTGTTGACAAATCAATACGAGCGCCCGTTTCGCCCAAACTACGGCGGCAACGTTCGCAAGAGACTATTCGACCTGCATACTTCTGTCACCAAATCTGATTATGAAAACCTAATCGAAACTGCGGTAAAGAACTATGAACCACGAGCATTGTTGGATAGCAATTCGATAAACATCATAGAGTACCCTGACGAAAATGGT